TCAAGAGCTCTCGTCTCGCAAGCTCGGCCCTGGCCTGCTCCGGTGTCGTCGCCATCATCCACCCCCGGCGATTCTTGCCAACTCTTCATCGCTCATATTCGCAAAATCGAGAGTAACGCCTGGCGACTGCTCCCCCATCGTAACGGGCTTGTATCCTGCCGCCGTCAGCGCCTGGTTGCGCGACGCGAGAGCTCCCTCTAGACCGCTGATGATGCTGTCCCATTTTGCAGCACCGGCTGTTCCGGTGTCGGATGGTCCCGGAATCATCTGCATGTAGCGGCTGTATTCAGCCTCTTTGAGAACGCCGCCCTCGAGCAGCCGCCCCGCCAACTGAGTGACAAGCGTCTTGCGTGCGACGTAGACGTTCTCCTTCGACCCGGGGACCCTTTCGCTGAACCAGTTCATGGCGGCATCAACAAGCGAGTTGTCGCCGTACTCCTTCTGCCACATGTCTTTGATGTTCTTGAGCCCAGAGATTGCCGTCCCATACTCGCCGATATCTTTGGCCGTAGACTCTCCGACCGGCTTGTCTCCGAAGTTGATCTGCATCGGGGGCCTTTGCCCCTCGCGCTTCCACTTGTTGTATCTCGCAGCAAACTCCGGCGAGCCTGGCGTCAGCTCGGGATAGAGCTTCTGAAATTCTGGGATGTCGCCAAGGTCCGGTGGCTTCCCAGGCTCCCCCTGCAACGCCCGCTTGAATTGCAGCAGCCCGATGGGGTTCTGCTCCCGATACGCCTTCGCCGCCGACTCCGCCCGGATCGGGTTGCCAGACAAGATACCGGCTTGAAACTGCCTTTCTCTATGCTGAGCCGACGCAGCATCTTGAGCGGCTTCCGCCTGCTGTCTCGCCATCTCCATGTCGCGAGCCATCGCAGCCTCTTCCAATTGGCTTCGCCTTCTCTGCGCTGCCAACTGTTGCGCCGCGATGAATGTTTGAACAAGCGAGTTGTCCGGCTCGGTTCCGTATGGCATCGCTAACGCCCTCCGTACATCTGCGAGAGCAGATAGAGTTGACCGAGGTTATTGAGCCCTTGCCCGGCTGCTGCGTACCCCGCGCCAGCGTATTGAACCGGGAGTTGATTGGCTTGCATCATCGCCGGAACCAGTTGCGCGTTCTGCGCCGCCGTCCCGGTGTATCCAGAAGCGATTTGTCCTGCCGTGTTCATTCCGAGATTTGCCAGCTGCGATCCGTAGCCGGTGGCTGCGTTGTATCCCGCAGCACCTTGGCCAATCAGATTCGCGCTCTGTTGCTGCCCGTAGGCTTGCTGAGATCCGGCATCCATCGCCCCATATTGCTGCTCTATTCCAGCAGCCTGTTGCCCCGCTCCGTACTGCAGTCCCGCAAGCGACTGACCTCCACCCTGTCTCGATTGGGCCAACTGGCTAAGAATGGATGCTCTTTGCTGCTCCTGAGCGTTTGCCCGCTGCCACGCCTGCCCATACTCTTGAGATGCCAAGCCCTGGTTGTAGTTTGCGAGCGCCTGTAGCGACCTCCCAGACACTCTTCCGCCACTCGCCGCCGACGCACGCGCAAGAGCCTGTTCGCCTTGCTGTCTGCGAAACTCCATGCCCGGGTCGAGCTCAACGTTGGTGCTTCCCGTTTGCCCGTACGCCCCAAGCAACGCATCCTCGGCCCCATACTGGCCACCCAACAACGAACCCTCGGCCGTCGATAGACCGCCGTAGAGATCTGCAAGCGATCTTCCCCGAGACTGCTGCGAGATATCAGCCGCGGACGAGTACCCCTGACGAAGAGCGTTGCCACCAGCGTCATAACCACCCATGAGGGAGGCCAACCCGCTGTTGTATCCCGTCGCAAGGTCGCCACGCGCTACATCTTGCGCGGCAAGAAGCTCACCGCGACCGAGCCCAGCAGCCTCCCGCTGATACCTCATCTGCTCTCGTGCGAGCGCCGCATTGGTGCTAGCAACGTCGCGGGCCGCTCCGGCCTGGCTTCGGTTGGCAAAGTAGTTTGCCAGTGCGCTTCCTGCAGCGATTCCTCCGGCGATAATCAACGGCGCAACCATCACACACCCCCGCTCGGCCGCATTGCAGCCCACACACACGACCTCTCGATCGTGTCTCGTTCCGCGAGCACAACGCTCGAGGCGCTCCCGGTAAGAACTTGGATTTCGATCTCGTCGCCACCGACAACAGGCACAACCCACGAGCGAGTCAGCGCGAACGCGCCAGTGACAGCCCCTTGCTCAAGCCTGTCTGGGAACGCCACCTGTTCGGTCGCGTTCACGGCACGCAGACCGACGACAGATCCGGCTACGGCGCTCTGAATGATGACCGTCGCCCCAATCTCAAGCACGCCGTCATCCGGGGCCGTCACAACACCCGTCCCGTGCGAGAACCACGGCGAGGCCTGATCTTCCGCCCACCCTTCGACGCGCACCCAATCGGTTGCGCCAGTCGTGAAGTCACCAACCTTCAGCGACGTGAACCGTTGCGTCGACACAATGCGGTCGGCGACGAGCCGGAAGAACTGATACCAAACGCGTTCAATTTGGTTCGGTATCCCCCGAAGGAAGTTCCCAGACGCCATAGGGAGGAAGTCCCGCGTCATAGAATGGCCCCCTCGAGCGACGCATAGGCGCCAGTTATGGCCACCCGTATCGGATCCGAGATGGAGACGCGCAACGTCCTTTGCCGGAACGATCCGAGCCTGCCCCAGATGACTTCGTACTTGCGCGCCCCGAGCGGACCGATTGCGGCCTCAATGCGAGGGCCCCACGTGACCCCGCCATCATCCGACCAGTCGAGCATCGCGCGCGGGTCCGACCCCTGCCCTGCAGTCAGTCCAACCCCGGCGTCCATGTCGAGAGAGAGGCGGGCGAGAGTGACCTTGCGCGTTGCCGCAAACAGAGTAGGCGTCGACACTGACCGCGTGATGGTGTCGCCGTCGTCGTCGTAGGTGTCGAGGTCGAGCTCGTAGACGCGACCATCCTCGATGTCTCCGACGAGCCGCTTGCCAAACACCGCCGAGTAGCAGCCAACTCGGTGCCTGCTCATCCCTTCGCTCTTGCGCTCGTGCCACAAGCCGGTGCTCAAGTCGTAGACGATGGTCAGCAACGGGAACGACAGCTCGTAAAACGTGTGCCCGTCCTGGTCGTAGACGAACGCTTCAGCCGCGGTCGGGTCGGACACCTCCGAGATGAGGCGGTCTATCCCGTGCGTCGAAATCTTCTGCGCCTGGTACCCTTGGGCCGCGTAGACATAGAGATCGTGACCAAGCCACAACACCGAGCGCTGCGCCTTTGCGATGGAGCCCGCCGCCTTGCACCCGATTTCCAAGAACGCACCCTGCGCCCGCTCGAACGGGAACGTAGCATTGCCCGAGTTGTACCATCCTTCAGTCGACCGCTCTCCGAACAGCCACAACTCGCGATGATTCGACACGCACCCAACCAATGCGTCGGCGAATGCGTCGGCGCTTGAGAAGTCGAGGGCGTCAATCGTAGTCAGGTCATCGAGTCCAGAGAGCCAGAACTTCTCGGTTCCCGCTTGCGTGAAAATCACGTAGCCGTCTTGATACGCAACCGACGACATACCCGACTCGGGGAGCGAAATCACACCGTCAAGGTTCGCCGCGTAGAGCTCGTTCTGCGTCGCAATAGCTACGTGCGTTGCGTTCGCCACCATCCTGACGGGCCCCGATCCGGCGATGCTGCCAACCTCAACAGCGTCCCCGTTCCACCCGGCCGCGTACAGCGTCGAGCCAGAGACGATGTAACACTTGGGCCCTAGAGCGCACATGCCCCTGATAGGACCACTGCCAAACGTGCCCCATCGCTTTAGCCCGGGCGTTCCGTAGAGCGTCACGGGGCCCTTCTGGGTCGACGGGTTCTGCTCGAGGTAGAGGTTGACGCAGCGCTGCGACGAGACGCCGCCCGACCGAGCTTGATAGCTCTCGCCGCCAAGCTGTATCGGAACGAGCTCGGCCATCAGTAGTCAACCACCACTGCGTCCGCGACTTCGTGCCGTGACCTGACAATCTTGGCAAGCTCTCGCCTCGCCTTCTGCTCGCCCATGACGAGAAGTTGCATTCGCTCAGCGCCGACACCGAACAGCGTCGAGCAGTCGAGGGCAACGACGTCGCGGAACGGAATCTGAGCGTCGGGCGGAACTGACTGCGTTTCAAAGAGGGCCCGATTCTCGGCGCGCAATCTCGCGTGACACGAGTCGAGCACTTCGCCTACCGCCTTGACGTCGGCCGCGCTTGCTGACTGCTCGGCCGGTTTGACTCCCAAGTGCTCGAGCACCCGATCGATCATCTCGGCCCGCGTCAGGTTCGCCATATCAGCCCCCGTTCTTGCGAGGTCGCCCAGGTTTTCGTTTCGGCTCTTCCTTCGGAGCGTCCACTGGAGGCTCAGCCACACGCACGAAACAGCCTATGCCGAACAACTTGGCCTCAAGTCTCGGATCCGTAACCGTGACGGGAACGCCAATCTGGAACTTGTGTCCCCAGAGGTTGAATTCCTTCAGCCCTGGTTCGGTCTCGAGCCCTTCCCAAACCCACTGCGGCATAAATCACCTCTGCGGATTGCCCGGGGGATCTGGAGGCGACTCCCCCGGGCTGTCCACTCTCCTGGCTAACTACGCGTCAGCCACTCCCGCCGTGTAGACGGTCAGAACGCCATTCTGGACGCTGTTGTTCATTAGCTTCTCAACGCCGTAGATGGTCTCGATGCACACGCCGGGCTGCGCCTCGTAGTCGGCGGTCATGTCCGTAATGGGCTTCGGACGCTGCGCGAACGCCATCCCGATAGCCTGAGCGCCGCAGAGGTAGTTCGGGGCCACGTCAATCGTCGACGCGATAACCGAAATCTCCGGAACCTCACGACAAATCACGCCGTCCCAGAGCAGATCGCCGTCGGTATAGAGCGGGTTGGTCTTGCCGCGGACTTCCGCGTTCTGGTTGATCGTCGCGAGCGAGGCCTTAAGGTCTCGGAACGCGTACGAGTTGCAGAACATCACGTACCACTCTTCGTCGTCCGTGGTGCTGACAGGAGCAATGTGCGGGCTCGCTACCTTCGCCATCCGCTTCGCGAGCGAGACGACGCTGTAGGTCAGCTTGTCGGCCGAGTTGTCGACCTTCGCCAAGTCAGCCGAATGGTCGCCCGAGTAGTTGCCCTTCACCGCGCCGAAAAGAACGCGGTCGGCGTTCGCCACAAGCCAAGCATCCTTCTCGCCTTCGGTGCACGACGCGTAAGGCGTGAGACCGTCGATCTTCGCACTGCCTAGGGCCGAGATGATGAGGTCGCGCGCATCACCCTTCTGCCATTGCAGCAGGGCGGTCTTAGCGGCTTGCAGAAGGTCAAACTCGGTCTTGATCTGCTCGGCCTTGTGCACCTTCACCGCGTTGCGGCGCATGTTGACTGTGACCAGGTGGCCGTAGTTGAGCAACGACTCTTCGGATCCGACCATGGTTGCGGTTCCGGTGGTCGCTGCCTGAGTCAGTCGGCGAAGAAGGCTGAACGTGATGCGGTCGCCAGCCGACTTCTTCAGGTTCTCATCCAACTGGATGATCGCGTTTTCGTCCGTGCCGAGGTACTTGTTGAAACGGTTCTCGCGAACGAATTCCGAGAAGAAGTCCTTACGCCACTGCGCTACTCTGTTGGCTGCATTGACCGATGTAAGTGACATGCTACTTTCTCCTTCGCGTCAGGAGCGACTTCAGCGAGTCGTCATCACTTGACGCGTATTGGCCCGACACGCCTCGCGCTTGGGCCAGACTGGTTGGTTGCTTGGTGACACTCTCTGCCGTCTTCGTCTTCGCCTCGGCCTCGAGCTCGGCACGAAGCTCTTTCCTCATCTGCTCGCGCATCGTCGCAATGTCCCCGCCGTATTTCGAGACTTCCTGGTAGGTCTTTCCCGAGCGATACGCGTACTCTGCAGGCAACGTTGCCGACCGCATCCCAGCAATCAACGCCGGGTTGGTCTTCGCCGCCTCAACGAACGCCTGAACCGCATCGTCGTAGTCCTCGTACTTCTCCCGGGCCATCGCCTCAGAGAGCTCGAGACGCTGTTGCGATAGGGCCCTCTGCACCACCTGTTGCGTGAACTGGACCGGGCTCTTGAAGAACTCTTCCTCAGACTGTTGCGGTTCTGGCTCGCTCGCCTTCGGTGTCTGGTCCTGGTTGCGAGCCGTCAGACCCTCAACCTTGCCACGCATCTCGGCGAGCTCCCGCTCTAGCTGCTGCCTCTTCTTGCGCTCGTCCTTGAGCGCTGCGAGCGGCACCTGCTTCGTCGTCACGGCCGGGTGCTCGTCCTCACCGGCATCATGCTCGACGGGTTCCGCCTGAGGCTCTTCGACCGGTTCCGCCGTCGGCGCGGGCGAGTCAGCGACCGGCTCAGACACAGGCTCAACAGCCGGTGTCTCGGGTCCCTGACGCGCGTCCAATGTCTCAATCAAACTTGCCATGTCGTTCTCACTTTTCGACCGGGACCGCCGTCGGCGCGTGACCATACACATGCATCGTTGTATGGCAATGTAGTGCATGCTATCGTATTGTTTGTCTTACTGCAACCTCGGAGGGGTACCCTATGGCAACTGTTTCCGCAGCTCGTTCCTCGACCTCAGTTCCCGTTTTCGCACCGGCCGGTGGTGGGGCCGTTGGCTTCGCTTGGGGCGTCTACGAGATTGCTTCGGCTCTCTCGAAGGATGACATCATCGAGTTTTGCCGCATTCCCCCGTGTCACGTGATCGACGGCTTCCTACGCGCCGATGACATCGACACCGGCACCGAAGCGCTCGAGCTCGACGTTGGCTATTCTGGAGCCGCCACGGCCTTCCTCGACTCCGGAGTGCTGACCGGCGACGTCATCGCGGGACATGTTTCGGTCGCGTCAATCAACGCGCACTTCACCGGACTGAAGGACGGTCCCATCGCCATCACCAGCGAAACGCTCGTGATCGGAACCGTCACCGCAGCAGCAAACGCTGGCGGCACAGGCACGGTCTACTGCGGCGTGTATTACGTGGTCGACTAGACTATCTCGCCGATGGCCTGCTGTATCTGACCCACCTTCGCGCCCGCATTCGCCGCATGGAGCATCGCTTGCGCCTGATCCCGCTGCGCCGACGCCGGGATAACCTGCGTCTCGGCCATGTACTTTTGCGCCTGAGCCGCGTTCTTCGCCGCTTCCGACTGCGTCTTGTGCAAGTCCGCCGTAGCCATCGCCTGTTGCATCTGCTGCGCCTGCTCAGCACCCGGGCCCGGCTTCTGTAGGAGCTCGAGCAGCCGCTTTTTGTTGCGCAAGTGACTCGCCTCGATGATCAGCTCGGGCGGTATCGGCATCCCTCGCCCTGCCATCGCCGCCAACTCTTCGAACTCTTCCTGCTGCAACACCGTCGTGTCGGGCCCTTCCCCAAGCTCGATGTCAACGTCGAGTTGCGCGACGTCATTCCTCGTCACGAACTCTTGCCCGCCCGGTGTCGTCGAGAGCACCTGTAACGCGTGCTGCATGATGGCCATTGGCGGAAGCTGCTGCCCCGTCTGCTGTGCAAGCGCCGCGGCCTGTTGCTGAACCGCCTGCATCACCTGGCCCGTCTCCGGGATGGCTGCCTGTGACAACGCCGCCATCGGATCCGAACCAGTCCGAATCAACTCCGCCGCATACTGCGCGCGCGTCATCTTGCGGTTGAGCGCCACGAACCTGTAGCCCGTCTTTTCGCCTTCGTCGCGCACACGCAGCCACTTCTCGCCCGTCCACGACTGCCGGATCCGATACCAGCAATGCCGGTAGGTCGCCTCCTTCAGCGTCCGGAAGTGGTCGAAAAGGCGCTCGAGCTCGAGCGACGCAAGCTGCTGCCTCGCGAGAACAGCCCGCCCCGACTGCCCCGCCGAACTACCAGCAATCGTCCCGGCATCGGGTCCAATCGTGTCGATCTCTGACTTCGCCTCCGCGAGCAAGGCAAGTTGCCCATGCGTCATGTCTCCTGTCGGGAGCAACTCGAACCGCATCCCGCTCTCGACCTCGATAAGTGCGTCGGGCTTGCCGAGATCGCTCTTGACCGTCTCGACGTCGACCGCTCCCCGGTCAGTCACCGCCTGACGCGTGCTGATCAGATGCAACGCCTTTGAGCGCCGATGGTTCAACTCGTCTTGCGGGCTGATCATGCCGCGCACCAAGCCGTAGCGGTTGTTTTGCCGGTCGACGTAGGCCGACACCATCAGGAGCGGGCACACGGAGTCGCCAAGCTCGTCCTGATACGGCGATTCCATCGGCTCGACCAAGAATCCGGACTGAGTGAAGTGCGCAACATACCACTCGCCATCGTCGCGGTAGTAGAGCTCGACGACGCGCACCCGGTTGCGCTTACTGTCAATCCACTGGCGAGGCCTATCGTCGAGCGTGTCACCGTCACCGCCCGCGGGCTGCCCGTCTATCGCGTCATCTGAATCCAGGTACTTCTCCCGCGCCTCGTCCTTGTCCATCCACACCGCAACGCCAACGTAGCGCGCGTCCGAGAAGTCCCATCTCCGAGAGTGCGGGTCGTAGATCAGCCTGTCCCAGGGGACCGCTCGCACCGTCACCTCGCCATCAGGAGCCTCGACGACGACGCCACCGTAGCCCTCGACAACAACGCTCTCGAACGCTTCCGAGAACACTTGCGGAAGGTTCTGTTGGTCTGCGATGTAGCGCAGAGCGTCCGACACCGCTTGCGCCGCGTCCTCGTCCTGCGGTGTGCGGGGGAAGGCGTCAGGGTCGGAGCGGGTCCGAATCTCCGTGCCGAGCAGATAGTTGATCTTCTTCGCGATCCGGTTGATGACAATCGGCGCTTGACCTCGGGCCGTAATCGTCGCAGTCTCTTCCGCCGTCCACTGCTTGCCGTCGTAGTAGTCGCGGTCCCGCTCGCTCTCCTCGCGAGCATCCATCGTCGCCGATTCCCAATCATCAACCCACTGGACCAGCTGCGATAGCTCCATGTCATCGCTCTCGGTCTCGCTGCTCTCGTCTTCTCGCTCGTCCTTGTCTTCGGTCTCGGTCGCCATTAGATCACCTTCCACCCTTTCGCGTCAGCCTTCGTCTTCTTGCCAAGTTTCGCCCACCGATCCAACCGTATCGGCTCCGGCCTATCTCTCGCCGCCGTCATCCCATCGATGGCCAAGCACATGAGTGACATCGCATCAAAGGCGTCATCATGCCGCGCGCTTGGGAACGCAACACACTGCTCAACGACGCGCTCGCCCCAATCAGTCCGTGGGAAGCTCACCTTGCCGAGACTCGCCCGCGCCTGGAATGAACGGCCGCGCGCCTGCTTGTCGGCGATGGAGGCAATCCACTCTTCGGCGCAGTAGACGCGGCGCTCCTGGCGACGCTTGCGCAAGAACGGCTCGACCGCGCGGCGAATGACTCCGCTCTCGGCGAACCATCGGATGGGCTTCCACTTCTCCTGCAAGTCGAGGAGCGCCTCCACCCACTGGTCCGGGCCCGTCTGACCATGCCACCAGTCGAGCACATAAACCGTGTCGTCCGTGCCGACGCCAAAGACGCCGTGCTCCGTGTGGTCCGGGTCGGTCGCGTCATCTTGCCGAGTCGCAGCGAAGTCGCTCGCCATGTAGACCGACACGACCTTCGGCGCTTCCGTGTGCCACCGCACCCACTCGCGTTGGAAGTAGGTCCCTGTCTCCGGCCTCGGGTTGCCCTGGTACAGCGACGACCAGTCACGCAGCGAGATGACATCCCGCGTGTGCCGCATCGTCTCGAGGTCGTACCACTCGGGCCACAACGCCGCTTCCTTCTCGGTCCCCTCGTTCGCGATGGCTGGAAGGTGAACGACGGTCCAGTCTTCGGATTCAAGGCACCGAGCCGCAAGGTCGTCCTCGTGCCAGCGCGTGACCATCAGCACAATCTTCCCGTCGGGCATAAGGCGCGTGTAGAACGTCGACGAGTACCACCGCCAGACTGACTCACGGATGCGTGCCGAGTCTGCCTCCTCGCGGTTCTTGATCGGGTCGTCGATCAGAGCCACGTCAGCGCCGCGCCCCGTCACCGTCCCGCCGATGCCCGTCGCGTGGTAGATCCCGCCCGCACTCGTGTGCCACCTGCCCGCCGCGCTGCTGTCCGGAGCGATGTCGACCTCGGGGAACACTCGACGATAGGACTCGCTCCGAAGCAGGTTGCGGACATCTCGGCCGATGTCAGTCGCGAGCTCGACGTTGTAGGTCGCGGTCAGAATTTGCTTGTCAGGGTGTCGCCCAAGGTACCAGGCCGGGAAACGCTTCGAGGCAAGCTCGCTCTTCGAGTGTCGAGGAGGAGCCCAAATCATGAGCCGCTTGATCTCGCCCCGCTCAACCGCCTCGAGCGCGTCGCAGATCTTGGCGTGATGTTCCCCGCTCTGCCAATCGTCGTAGGTGTACTCAACGAACCGGAGCAACCGAGCTCTCGCCTGACGTCGCCGCCACAGTTCCTCAAGCGCTTCGTCGCGGGTCGGCATCATGCCCCTCGAGCCCGACAACTCCGACCGACTTGCCGAGCGTCGACGGGCCCAGCCCAGACTTGATCAAGTGCACCATCACCGGCAACGCGGCGACGACTGGCGACAGCGCCATCTGCACGTGCTCCGACTGCACCGCGAGCGCGGCCTCTTGCCACAGCGACCGGTTGTCGACCTTCTGCACCGTCCCACCCGCATCAGCGCAATGCTTCGGGTCGCTGACCACATGCAGCGCCCTACACACAGCCGGACGCGAGTCATAGACCGCGCACTTGTTCTCCGCTGTCAGGTAGATGCACTTGGTCCCGAACCATTCCTCGCGCGTCATCCCCGGGCGAGTAGCAATAGCCACCTGGTCAGCGAGCTCCTTCGCGTCGATCTCGAACCCATCGCGGTCCGCCTGCTCAAGCGTCACCTTCGCCTCGAGATAGGTGACGCCAATCCACTGCCGACAACACGCCGCGCAACCCTTCTTGCACGTGACGTAGAGCCCGTGCAGGCGTCTGCCATCCCGCGCCTCGGCAATCCTGAGCGCCCACAGCACCCTGTTCGGTCGGTCCGTCAGCACGTCACTTGCCTGTCCCTGCTGTCGAGCTTCCCTCGATGATGTACTGAGCCAGCTGGTCGTCGGTCAGGTCCCGCGCGCTGACGCTCCCCCTGTGCGAGTGGTGCACGGTGTCGGGCGTCTTGCCCCAGCCCCTATCCAGGAGCGCCTCGATGCAACGCAACTTCAGCGTGCCGCTCGAGTATTCCGAGATCGCCATCGCCGCGAGTTGCGTCAACAACCAGTTGTCACACACCGGCACCGGTATCTTGGCTACCGTGAACTTCTTGACGACATAGTCCTGCAACTGCGGAGCCGCCGCTATCTCCCGGATGATCTGCGCCAGCGTGTCAATTCCCTCGGTCGCCATCCTCGCCCCTCTCATGCGCCATACATCGCACTATGCTACCATATGCATTGTTCTTCCGACAACCTACCGCCCATAGCCAATCTCCCTGAGTCGCCGAATCGCCTCATCCGCCCCGTGCGCAACGATGACCTTCCACCCAAGCGCCTCGAGCGCATCCAACCACGCCACTTGCTCCGGCGAGACAACCCCGCCCTTCTCCCGCTTCATCTCGACCGCGCACCCACGCCAACCCGTAGCTTCCCCGCTCGGCGGCGAGAACAGCAACAGGTCCGGAACGCCCGGCTTGCACCCCGCCTCCTGGAGCTTCTTCCACTGCCGAGCTCGTGACCCCGAGTCGCCAAACAAGTAAGCCCCGTTCGGTACCGCGCAAAACGTCACCCGTTGCCCTGTGAGCCACGCACAGACGAAAGCCTGCTCTTGGTGCTCGCTCGGAGGTGAAATCGCCGTGTAGGCCATCCTCGCGCGTCCTAGACCAGGCAGCGACTGCTGCTTCGGAGTGCGCCGACGGTTCCCGGCTCGAGCTTCCTTCGCCGACGCTTCCTCCCGCTCAAGAGCCTCTTTCCACTCTGAGACCGTGATTTCCATCCCGACCCCCATGGTTTACAGTTGGCGACCTACTGACAACCTGCGGGTTACCCCAAGGTTACCAAGCGGTAACCCCTTGGTAACCTTTTTGGTAACCTGCTTTCTGTAGTAATATCATATAGATATCTATAGAAATACTACAAGGTTACCAGGTTACCAAGTGCCGCATAGCTCCACACATGCGCGACCCCCCCCGCCTCACTTCTAGGTATATTGTGTGCGCAGTTGGTAACCTGGCCAAAAACGACCATATTAGGTTGATAACTAAAGGGAATTGAGGTTACCAAGGCATGGTAACCTTTGGTAACTTTTCGGGTAACCACGGCCATTATTCGCCTCTATCCTCGCAAGCAGCAGGCTCGATACATCCCTTCTTTATCGCAACCACCCTCTGAGTTTTGCCATCCCTTTTGACGACCATTGTCTGTCGCCCATCTTCTGTCGTTTCCAACATGCCCCGGGACTGCATATCCCTGATCACCGCCTCAGCGTCGTACCCATTCCGGCGTAGCGTCTCGACCAATTTCTCCCGGTTGTATCCGTACCACTTCGGGCCCCCCTTGCTGTCTGGTGTCCTGTCCCAAGTCCCGAGCCACCCACCCGAGGGCACCTTGTCGACCGACCCGGACCATCCCTCAAAGAAGGCCCTGTTGCTGATCGTCCAATCCCAGATAGATTCAAGCGCTCCCCTGGTCCTATCCCCCTCGACCGCGCT